GGACGATGCAGGAATGGATGACCCTGAATGAAGAAGAAACGATGGGACCCCGCCAACGACGATGGGTTGAAGAAGAAAAGCGCCGACATGAGGCGGAAAGATCAAGTCCGGCTGGCTTTAATCGCGCTGGGCGTGGACCGACGGAAACTGGAGAGTGAGCCACACCTCTCCGAGATCTTGGGTGACCGTTCGCTTGGTGGCCTTCCGGTCATCCTCGACGCGATGCGTTTGTCGACCGATCCTGTCATTGCTCGCTTTATCGAGCGGTACGACCAGCTGAATCGCCACTTCAAAACGCTTGTTCCGTGGGAAGCTGTCGCGCAATTGGCTGAGGTCAATGTCCGTGAACTCCTCGGCGCAATCATTGTTGCCTTACGCGAACGGTCGACCATCGACGTCAAGATCGCCGCGCTGACCTCACATGGTGCGGTGACTCAGGCGACGGTGAGTGCCGCTCTTTTGCCAGATGGCTACCGCGACCGCTTGATGATTCATCAGGCCTTGGGATTCCTTAGCCCGCCAAAAGGGCAAACCATCAACCTCAACCTGCCCGGGCCGTCCACCGAACAGGTGAATTCGAATCGTGAGGTCGCTGCGGAAGATATCGATATGAACGACCTGTTTCCCGATCTCACGACAACACAGCGTCTGATCGAGGATGGATCGTCCTAAAAAGTTGGGCCGACATTGGGGAGAACGTCGGCCCGTGATTGCCTAAAGGTTGGAATCGTTCTGCGTGGCCGGATGCTAACACATGTATGCGCCACGAATCATTGAGAAGAAATTAAGGCTCTTCGCCGACCGCAACGCCTGGGAGCCCGTCTATCACACGGTCGCAGAGGTCGAGGAATTCGCGGACTACATTCGCCAAATCACGAAGGTCGAATCCACGACCAGGCGGATGACCTTCGATATCACGTGCAACCTGACGGAACGCCGTATGAACTGGATACGCCGTTTCATCGAAAACGAGCAGATCCTTTGCACCTGCGATGAAGGCTACTTTGCCACACGTTACGGTTTCATCTGCGATGAGAAGGGCGAGATCTTCCGCTTCGTGCCACGCGAGTCGCAAAAGGTGTTCGACTCCGTTGTCGCCTACTTCGAACAACTCGAAGTCGCCATTGAACTCCTCGTCCTGAAGGGACGTCAGGTTGGCATCACTACACGGACAGCACTGAAGTTCCTCCACCGCATGTTGTTTCGGGCGCACACGCAAGCGGTGATGGCATCTGCAAAATCGGAGAAATCCGAACTCATCGGCCGCATCCTCAAGATCGCCTATGAGCACTGCCCTTGGTGGCTGGTGCCTCCAGTGACCTCAGACCGGATCGGCAAGTACATGGAGTTCTCCAACGGTAGCGTTCTGTCGATTCAAAGCGGTGCTCAAGCGACAGGCATCGCTCAAGGTTGGACGCCGATTCTTATTCACATATCAGAGCTTGCCGATTTGTTGAACCCGAAAAAGACGATTGAAGAAGGCCTTCTGCCCGCGACGCACCCGACGCGCAATTTACTTCAGGTCTGGGAAGGCACAGGAGGTGGCAATACCGGCTGGCTTGCGGACACCTGGAGGGCAGCGAAAGAGGACTTCCCGAGAGGACTGTCGCGCTTTTGCCCGACGTTTATTAGCTGGCCCCTCGCAACAGACCTATACCCAGAGGCCGACTGGCTGAAGAAGTTTCCTATTCCCGACGGCTGGAGCCCGATGGCCGAGACTCGAAAGCACGTGAGGCGGTGTGAGTTGTATATCCGGTCCACCGACTATCTGGCGAAGATCTGTGGTGCGAACTGGTCGATGCCGCCGCATCAACAATGGTTTTGGGAGTTCAACTATCGCCAACATGTGAAGAAACATACGCAGCGCATATGGCTGTCTCAGATGCCAGCGGACGATATCGAGGCGTTAACCGGCAAAAATGACAGTGTCTTCGAGCAGGAGATGATCGAGGTCAGAGACCGCGAACGTGAGCGTGGATATGAAATCTTCGCGATCACCGGCAATACCATCGACGACGGTTTTGAACCACCAACCGAAATCGTCGACTACGAGAAGGAGCGCATCCCCATCGAGTGGAACTCCTATCGTGGGCAGGCGTTCCGATGGACGCTCGTGCCGCTGATCCCCTTCGATGAGAGAGACGAGCGATTCGCCTTCGACAAGCTCCTCGTGTTTGAGCGCCCAAAGGAAGGTCGTGATTACGCCGAAGGCATCGACACTGCCGATGGTCTAGGCCACGAGGATGAGGACCGCTGTTGTATTAACGTGACTTTATCGGCAACAGGCAACCACCCCGATATCCAGGTCGCGGAGTTCGTATCGAACCGGATCAACCCGCCGCAGACGACTGGCTTCGCCGCTTGTATCGCCGCCTGGTATGGGGCCGCATGCCGCGACCCTCGTGGGGTTAAACTCTGCATCGAACAACGAGACCGCCCAGGAGATGATTGCCAGTTGCAGTTAAAACTGTGGGGCTTTACGTTCCACCACCTCATGATTCGCTATGACTCCAAAAAAGTGAATGAGCGCCAAGGGGTTAAAGAAGGCTGGTACAGCAACCAATGGTCTGTGCCCTTCCTCATGAACCGCTTCATCGACGCTTGTTCCGGTGGCTGGTATAAACCCAACTCGAAGTACTTGATCACAGAGATGAAGGACCTGGAGAGGAAGATCACTCTCGGTGGCAAGACGAAATTGGAGCATATGACCGGCAAACACGACGACCGGGTGCGAGCGGCAGCGCATAGCTACATCACGCGCCACCACTTGGACGTCTTGCAGGAGCGCAGCACGAAGTCCTACAACCCGCGAGCGCACCGTCTGCCTGAAATCAATATGGACTATCCGAATCTCAACCAGATCTCGACTGAAGGTTGACAGCGGATGGATAATGCTCCGGCCCAGGATTCGCCGTGACAGAAAGTGGTATGGTCCAGCATGCCGAGCGGACTGTGGCTGCCTCGCCGCTATTTGAAGCCCACCTCCGTCGTCTTCTATTGGAACCAGACAACGAATCACATCATTAACGCCATCCTGCCGGAGATCTATCCGGTTCCATACCCCTTCAACGAACAGGGGTATCAAAAAATCGTTTGCCGGTCGGCGCATGAACTGCAGATCTGGTCTCAGAAGTTGAGGGACCAGGAGAGGCGTGAGCAGGAGATCGAGCAAGCCCACAGGAAGGCCATCGAGGCCCCTGTACGCGATGCTCTTCGGCGCGAGTTGATCGACGCGGCAAGGAACGCCCACGACAATCTCAACCGTGACGCGGCCCGCCATGCACTCGCCAAGGTCGACGAGATGGAGGGTGACCAGCAGAGGACGCGAACCTCCTACCAGCACATGGAGGCGCGTGAGGAGAAGCGGCGTTGAGCCGCCTGATCGCCTTCCGCCAGATTGAGCCGGAAGAGATCTTCTGGCAACCCCCGCCTTTTGAGGCCGATCCAGACCGCCGTCTCGGATGGGTCGAGGAACAGATTGAAGAGGGTGAGGGGTTCTTGGAAGGTCAGCGAGTCTATAAGAACTTCGACCGCTCGATAGCGTTGTTCAACGGCATCTTTGCCGACCGCACGTCCTCGACCCTCGTCAGCAATTTCCTGAAATTCAACATTCGAAAGTTCGTGGAGACGCTGTCTGAGATCCGCGAGATTGGAACCTTCGACTCTGACGCCCGCCAATATAAAGCCTACGCGCAGATGCACAACAAGATTGTGAAGGTCATCTACGCGGAGTCGCAGTTTCCACGTGCATTGCGTCAAGCACTGCAATGGGCTGCAGTCGGCGGCGTTGGCTACTTGTGGCCAAAAGTTAAAGCGGATGACTATGGCTGGGGTGAGCGCAGGATTGTGTTTGAGCCACTGGGATTGTTCGATGTTCTGCCAGTCCAGATGCCCAAGACGAACGATGTGCAGGATAGTTACGTTTGTACAGTTTACGAATATATGCCCATCGCGGAGGCGCATGGCAGGTTCCCAGATTTTCAGGACGAGCTGCAGCCAATCGACCGATTACGTGTGCCATCGCGAATGTCTGCGGTCCGACTCGATTGGAACGAGAAGTTCCGATACGGTGACCGAGCCCGCAACTGGGGCAATCTCTACGTTGAGATTCGCTATACGTTCTGCCGTGACCTTCGCATCAACAAAACTGGCTACGAGCTGCCTATGGGCCAGCCAGGGACGACGTGGTTTTATAAAGTGCCATATGTGGGCCAATACATCTTCGGCGGCTTCCACGATGGCATTCCTACGATGCGCCAGGCGCGTCCGGAGGATTGCAGGGTTTATCCGCAGTTGCGTTTGATGATCACGTCGCCATCGGTGAGGGGTCGCCCTCTCTATGATGGTCCCGCATTCGATTGGCACGGCCGCATGCCAGCGGTTCAGTACACCGTCGACGACTGGCCATGGCAGTCTATCGGCGGCTCGCTCATTGACAGCGTCGCGACCATCGAGCGGACGAAGCGCAAACACGAGCGTCAGATGGATCAAGTCATCTCGACGAAGCTCAATCCACCATTGGGTTACGACCGAACGTCGACAGGCGGCCCGAAGGTCGAGAACTTCAATATCTTCGAGCAGGATGTCCGCGCTGGTATGGACGGCAAGCCGAAGGACATCCTGCAAAGCGTGCTTCCAGAAGAGGTTCGCGTCGATGAAACGAACTTCAAGTGGAACGACTATCTCAAGACTTTGCAGGAACAGCAGCTGGGCATCAATGACCTCGGCGCTCTCGTCAACATGCGTTTGAACATGAACGCCGATGCGATGGATAAGGCATTGGAGTCGATAGGCCCAATAGCGAAGGGCATCGCGCAAACGATGGAGGCTGGTAACGCCAAAGTTGCCTACATGTTGAAGTTCCTGGTGCTCCAGTATCTGCCGACGTCGCGGGTGATCCAATATATTGGGCCGGACAACATCACGCCAGAGACGCTGGACTTCGATCCAGACTCGCTAGTGCCATCGCATCTTGCAGATGAGATGCTGCCAGGAGGTCAGCTACCCTTCGACATGATCAACGGCATGTCGCTGCCACGGCCCTCCTGGTATGACCGCCTGGAGCGTGCGAAAGTGTTCGCCCAAAATCTACGGTTGATTTCAGTACCATCGACGCTTTTAAAGGTGACGCAACTCCAGGAACAGACCAAGATTCTGGCGCTCTACGGCAGGGGTTTCCCTATACCGCCCGACTACGTGGCGGAGAAGTTAGGCCTCGATAAATGGGGCGAGATACCTGGCAACACATTGCTTGAAAAGTGGGTGAACTGGCGAAAGATCGAGATCGCGTTGATGGCGCAGTCGAAGTCCTTGGCATCACAGCTTGGACTTGCCGCGCCTGGCGAGCCCTCCGGTAAGCAGCATGCCGGAGGGCGGCCGCCAACGGATTCGAAAGCACCGAAGGCGCAGATGAAAGACAAATCCACGAATCCACGCCCAGTAGTGAGCACTTCGGGATGACCGGAAACCATAACGATGGCGAATTCGTCGATGGGAATAAGGATTACTTCGTTCGGGAAATCACGATCAAGAAGGGTGTATCGCTGGATCGCTTGTTGGAGATTCTGCGGAGCGTGAAGACGTCCGGCGATCTCTGTGTTTATCTGAACGAGGGTGGGATTCGTCGGATCGAACTGCACGAACGCACTCTCACAACAGATAAGGAATCGGATCAGATTCGGGAGATTCTCGAATTCGACGAGAGAAAGTAGTTGACAGGTTCCGCCATCGAGGCGTAGTGGTCACGTGAACACGAGATTCCGCCCTGCCGTCCACTGACGAGTCAAAGCGGCCTCAAGCAATCGAAGCTTGGGGCCATTTCTCTTTCAAGGCCTCCCAATCTTCACCAACTCCATAAACGACCGGAGGTTTTTGTATGGCAAGACGCAGGCATTCCAAACGCGTCTCGATCATTCATGGAAGGCGCGGGGGCTTCAGCAAACGCGTGAGCAAACGTAAAGGCGGTCGGCGCAAACGCTATTGAAGGGAGGACAGTATGGCCAGACGAAGTAAACGAGTTTCCATTATTTCCTCTCACGGTAGTCGTGGGAAACGCAGAGGGCGCAAACGTGGTGGTCGTCGCAAACGCTAACAGGAGGACAGAAGTGGCACGACGGCGCAGCGGCGGAACCAAAGTGATCAACGCATTTGTCAACACGCGCTCCCATAAGGGGCGGTATCCAGGCTTTGCGAAGTCGACCTTCCCAGGCGCTCATCGGAAGCCAT